CTGCTTCTTTTTCTCGTCTTAATGCTTCTGCTAATTTGTCTGCTTTATCTGCCATAAATACCCTTTAGAACGCACAGAAACGTGCCATAATCGATTTTCTTTTTAATTTAATACCGTGAGCAAGGCAAAGGGGATTTCTCCCCTAAAACCTAGCCTTTTGTCACTACGCCAAGCAAACCTGCAACAGCTACACCAGCACCGATAATTGCATTAGCTAATTCAGGTGCAATGCCTAGACCCAAAGAAGTCAATAGCAATACTGCACCACGCCATGATGAAGGCTCTTTTGCTCTGTCTAAAATATATTGCATCATAATGTTTTCCCCTGTTGAAAATCATGTAAAGTTAAACCACCAGTATATTGACAATGTGCCAATTCTTTAAAGGTTTTCCAGCGACCTGCCCATTCTAAACCAACACCTTCAGCAATCTCACCACACTTGGTATATAAGGCCACATCGTTCCAGTTAGGCTTGCCATTAACAAGAGGGCAAAAATCAAAAGCCACTTTCCAGTTGTGATATGACTGGCCTGCTTTAGCATTGGTAACTTTCTTTCCTGGTGCAGTACGACCTTGAGCATATAGAGCGTTTTGGCTTTCTGCATCACGATAAGTAGAAGTGATAAGAATGTCGATGTTTTGAGCTTTGCAGCGATTGATGAATTCAGAACACATGGCAGCCACTTTAGGATTTAAGTCTGAAAGGCTTCTACTGTTTATCATTCTTTTCCTTTTAGAAATACTAAATCGTCATCATCTAACAATCCGACATCATCATCTTTAATAAAAATACACTCTTGGCATACATCGGTTTCTTGCTCATCATCCTCTATTTCAAATGGCGTTCCGCACCAAGAGCATATTGATATTTTTCGCATTACTTTTCCTATGTAATATTTGATACTCGTTTAGGATTGCCTTCCATATCCATCAAAGTACCTTTAAACCAACCTCCGCAATCATTACAACGGTAGCGAGGGTATTTGTAAGATATAGTATAAGCCCAACCCCTGCGTTGATACTTAATGCTTGCACATTTAGGGCAACATACACCGCCCTCATAAATACCATGATTAGGATGTGTTTTAATCCAAGGTTTAAACTTGTCGTAAACCTTTTCAAGAAGAATAACGTCATTTCTGTTATATTCTTCCATTAGCTCCCATGATTCTTTATCTCTAGCCATACATTTAACCCATAAGTCATGGCCTGTATGTGCTGTCTTTTTACCTAGACCTAATTGCTGTGCAACATAATCTAGCTTATTAGAGGGGAAACGAAATTGATTCTTTGAAACTCGGAGAAGGTCGATTTGCTTATAAGGAGCTGGAGGGGTGAAGCCGTGTAACAGAAACTCTTTATTAAGCGTTGGTATGTCAAATTTACTGCCATTATAGTGAAGGACTGCATCAGCTTCATCTATTAACTTATGTATCCCACCAATCATTGTTTTATGCTTGGATTTCATTATAGAATCAAAATAAACATGGTCATCTTGATACCACTTTGCAGCCCAACACATTACATACGATGATTCCATAATTTGATTGATGGAAACAGACTGCTTGAACAAACCCCAAACATGAGCTGTATTAGGGCTTGTTTCAATATCTAACAATAATATTTTCAAGAGGCCTCCTAGTGAAGTTGAGGCACATCTCCGTTACCAATCTCATAGTAAATACCCAAATCGCCATCTTCAGAGAATAGTTCAATTAACGTGCCATCATCGAATTCCATGACGAAATCGTCATCCTCGTTTATATACACCTCTACGAGCGTTCTGTCAAGCATGCGTTCAAACAACCTTTGAAGTTTGTCGTATTCGTCTTCCATTATTTGTCAGCTTTATTGTCTAATTTATCAAAGATTCTTTCCAGCATATCTTCAATTTTGTTAAAGCGTTGTTCTATTTCGTCTTTACGAACATAATGAGTAGGAAGGTCAATCTCAATTTCCTTCATGTCCTTTTTCAGGTCTTGAACGGCATCCCAGAGTTGTCTGGCAAACCAACCAATAACCGCTAGGGCAGTACCCATGATGAGGTTAATGATGGATTGGTCATTCATTATGATAGCGCTCCTGATGCTGTGCAATATACGTTAGTACCATTACTCATGTAAGAGATAAGATACACACCAGCAGTTGAAACTGTTGATAAGAATGTAGAACCTACTTTTGTAGTAGTCGCTGCTGTGATTGCATAACCACCAGAATTGTCTAATAAAACATAGCCTGATTGACCTGCTGTAATGTTAGTGAATGTAAGCGTACCAGAGCCTGTCGGTGTGCATGAGAAATTATTAGTAACACTCATGTCAAATGAAAGGTCATTATCGGTTGTTACAGTACCACGTTGAGATTTAGTGAATGTTTGTAAAGCATCCAAATAAGCCAAGTTAGCAGGTAAAGCACCTGATACACGACCTAATTGGAATTGCGTACCATCATAGACTACAGTAATCGCTTGGCCTGAAGCAATATCACCAGCAGCAAGGGCAGTTGTACCGTTCTTGGTAATGGCTTTAGCACCAATAGAGTTAATATTAAGCGTTGTAGCGCCTGTATTCGTTCCAGCAGCGATAAATGTAAATACTTGACCTGTGACATAGGTTGTCATGCCAAAAGACGATGCAGCAGTAATTACGTCTGTGCCTGATACTGTCGTTAGATATTGAGCAGTATTGTCTTGAACTTGACCAGCCGTTGCATACATATTTCTGACAGTCGCATTGCCCACATTGGTGTGAGCATAAGTACCCATAGGCAAGTTACCAGTAGGGGTAGTTTGACCATCTTTAGCAATAGAGTTGGTTAATGCCGTAGCAATATCATTTAAAGTGTTATTAGCCCATGTAGAGCTAATCGTTGTGCCTGTGACTACTGGATTACCAGCAGGTAGGTTATAGGTACCTGAACCATTGCGTGACATTATTGTTCCCCTTGTTGAGCATTTTGCATTTGATATAGCATTAAAGCTAATTTATCTTTTTGATTTAAAGTAATTGGCAATTTTTCCATAGCACCTGCAACTTTACCTGCGCCATAAGCACCTGTACCTACTACTTTAGGCATTGCTAAAGGGAAAGCTAATGTAGCTGGACTCATATGAGCTGCACCTAAAATAGCCGCAATATCTTCACCTTTGCCAACCAAACCTCTTGGCAACCATTCATTCATAGCTTGACCTGCTAATGCTGGCATAATGTTTTCGCCACCATATTGTTCAAGTTCTCTAGCCAACTTAACTCGCTGACCATAATTAGTTTGAACATTATTACGAGTCAATGATTGAAGTTTACGCATTGCAGTATCTACAGAAGCTCTATCATTTAATGAAAGGCTTTTTTCGATTTGAGTTACTAAATCGCTTGCTTCTGAATAATCTTTCATTACTTTGTCATAAGTAGGTGCTTGATTAGCTACAGTCTTGCGAGTTGAATTGTAAATATCTTGAATAGCAGAACGAGCTGTTTTTTGCTCATAAGGAATAGACTCTAAAATTGCACCAATCTTTTGTTTAAGCGCATCTATACCTTCTGGTGTATGATATTCAGCAGGGTCTAGATTACGCCATTTATTTACTTCTTTTTGAGCTTCTGCTACTTTAGTTGCAGCAAATTTATCTTTGATTTGACCTTTATATGTAACTTTAGCGTCAGCATTTGCAAGAGCTTGGTCAATATCACCAAAATCTAATACTGATTTGTCTTTAGAAACATCTACCATTCCAGAACGATAAGCATCATTTTTAGCAACACGGATATTCTGTAAAGCATTTTTAGCTTCATCAAGAACTGCTGTAGGTTCAGCTTTTCCTGTCAAATTTTCCATGAATACTTTATTGCCAGCTTTACCAGCTTTATATGCTTCACCAACAGTATCAGCGCCTACGCCAGTAGTAACACCTAAAATCTGTTTGGCTGCTGCACCTGGAAACGCTACTGTTTTTTCTGCAACTTTAGTAATTGGAGTTAATGGATTGGTAAGCTCTGAAGCTTTACCTAATATATCACCTAATTTAGAGCCTTTAGTTAATGCTCCTGCACCGCCCAATACAGTAGAAATGTCAGCAGCAACTTCTACAGGATGCTCTTGTAATGCTTTTTTAAAGCCTTCCATTGAACCATAGCGATTAGCATAATATTGATTTAATGCTTCAGCAGATTGTTTGGCTTGTTGACGAACTTGTGGATTAGATTCTTTAAGGATGCCGCCAGTCAATTTTTCAAGTTCACCAGAACCTGCTTTAGCCAAAGCGCCCATAGTATCAATAGGATGAGCAACTGTATGAGCAACACCGCCTACGATGTTTCCAACATCGGATAAAGCATTTTCAAGAATAGAAGGCTTTTCTTGAACTTGAGGAGTAGCAAGCTTTGGTTGTGATGGTTGTGTATTGCCAGCTCGAACTTGTGCGACACGAGCTTTTAATTCTGGCGCATCATGTGGAATGTCATCAGGAATATTGTTGATAACAATTCCATCTTTAGTTTCGATTGAATATGGCATTAGTAATCCACCACAACCTTTCCGCTTGGTTTGTTCATTGGACCTGCTGCTGATTTAATTCCTTCAATCGCTGTGGCTCTGTTGGCTGCTTTTTGTTTTAATACAGCAGGTGTATCACCAGGTTGAGGGAAGTATTGTCTGCGAGCATTTTCAAATTCGCTTTGACTGATAGAAGCACCAGATTCCTTACGAAGGATTGCAGTTACAAAATCCATTTGAGCTTGTGCCGCTTGTTGGTCTTTATCGCTCATCAATTTATTAGCTAAATAAGAAGCGCCAGGAACCCCGCCAGCAAAGTTTTGTAATTGAACTTTAGCAGGACTATATTGCCCTTCCAATCCAATCAATGCTTGATTAGCTTTATCAGCACGAGTGCCAAATAAATTAGCATTAGATTGAGCTTCAGTAGGATTTAATGCTTTATCAGCAGGACCACCTTTAATAGCCACTAATGAACCATCTGTACCCCAAGCATAACCTGCTGGTGGTTTTTGTGTATCTGATTGAGGATTCCATGCTGGACCACGAGCAATTTCAGTCCATGTGTTAGTTTGTGGATTCCATTGTTGAGTAACATCCATAGAGCCAACACGCATTTGACGAGTAACAGGTGCGGTAGGTTTTTCAATTTTAGGATTTTTTGCAATTACTTCACCTTTGCGATTAACAAGAACACCGCCTTCACCTAATTGAATAGGAGATTCTTCTTTACCCATTGCAGCTAAACGAGCTTTAACTAAATCAGGTGCAAATTCTGGCATTTGAGCCAAGCCTTCTTGGAATTTAGCATTGTCAGTAACACCAAGCAAATCAGCATATTTTTGCGCTCTAGCTTGTTGCATCTGGGAATAATCTTGCATAGCTTGTTCAGCTTCTTGCTTGCCTTTATATTTTCCAGCCACATTAGCTAATGATTGAGTCCATGAAGGTGCTACATAATGACCAGATACCATTTGACCTTGAGGCATTTCAGCGTTACGAAGTGCGTCAGCTTGAGCTAATCTACGTTTCAATAATAACTGTGCAGAAGCTTCATCCATAGGCATAGTTGTTGGCGTTGATGAACCTTTCATCCAATCCCATTCGCCAGGCATAAATCCACTCATAAAATTTGCCATATACTATCCTTTAAAGTAAAAGTCCGCCAAGACCCATTAAGCCACCAAAGAAACCACTAGAGGCGGCATTTTTTGCGTTGGTGGCACCAAGAGCAGCATTGTATTGTTGATTAGCTGCACCCATTAAATCAGCGCCACCTGTATTGGCTTGTTGCACAGGATTTACATAATTAGGATTATCTACTTGTGTGCCTGTACGCAATGCGTTAATAACGTTGATAGGTTGCATTTGATTGTAAGCTGCTTGTGTAAATGCTTGTTGTTGAGCGCCTAAACCTGTGTTCATGCCTTGAATTTGAGCTGAAGTCAATAAATCGTTTTGACCTTGTTGGAATTGACGATTAGCATTTTCATAAGCCTTCATGCCAGGAACGATACCCTGATTAGCCATTTTGGTGTCAAATGCTTCTTGAGATGCTTGCATAGTGGGAGCTAATCTACGCATAATTGCATCAGAATAAGTTTCACCAGCATTGATAGGCATAGATGGAAGTTTAGACATATCTACACCAGGCTTTTCAAGTACGCCTTGAGCATAATTCAAGCCTGTTTGAGCAGTACCTAATAGACCAGATTCTAACTTATTAGATAAATCTAATTTAGATTGTTCGGCTGGTGAAAGAGTTTGAGTAACTTGATAAAGTTGATTGCCAAATTTATCTTCAGTTGTTGGTGCATATACCAACGAACCATAAGGTGTATATTGATTGACACGATTGGCAGCAGCCGTAGCACGAGCCGCCTCCAAGTTGCCAGCAGCAGTTGCTTGAGCTGCACCTGTATAATCTGGTGGTGGAGGTGCTGAAGATTTACCCATTTCTTATCCTTTATTCCAATTTAACATACGGCAGTTATGAGGCCACAAAGTCATGACTAACATATCCCCATTACGACCTGCATCTTTTAATACGGCTTCTATTTCAAAGCCAATCTTTTTGTTTAGCTTAATTGCTTTGTAGTTATCTGCCTCAACGGTAGCGGTGAAGCGTTTAACCTTACATTGATTAAAAATATAATTTGCTACTTGAAACCAATAATCTCTTGGCGGTGGTAAATCTATGCGTTGATGGCCAAACATATTATTGCCGTTGTAATTCTCAAAAGCTGTACCTGCGACTATCTCGCCATCTACTTCCCAGCCTAAAGCAGTCATGCCTTCGGTAAAAGCACCGACTTTTGACATAACCCAACGAGCGACATGTTCGCCTTGAACTAACATTAAAGGATTGCTCCACCCTCAATAACAATATCAGTAGATACCCAACGCACTTGCACGTTATTTGTTGCTACTTTAACAATCGGTGCGCCATAGTAACCTACACCATGAATACCTTGCCAATTCTGAATTACTTGTAAAGCACCACCCCAATTAGCAGCATCCCATAAAGCAGAATCCCATGAGCCATATAAGCTAGGTGGAGTTGTCAAAGGTGCAGACAAGTCATTTAAGTTAAAGTCAACATCAATACCTGCATAGATAGCAGGAACGCCATCAGACCGTAAAATTGGTCTAGACATTGTAAATCTTTTTAGTGTACCTGCGCCATTAAAACTATTAAATGCTTGTAGTCCATAAGCATCAATATTCGTGCCGTTGTCAGCATTAGTATTCCATGCCAAACCTACATAGCCATCGCCACCAAAATAAGGATTATCTTGAAATAACTCAAAGCAGTTAGCGTTCCAGCCTGAATAGTTACACCATGAGCCACTAATTGTGTTCATTACAAACTGTTGTTGGCTTGTGCCTTCAGATACAGGTACGTTTAACCATAATTGGTTGATAGTAGGAACATACAATAATTGCCAACCAAAGTTAGCACCATAAGCAGTAATTGCTTCAGAGATTGCATATTGAATCTTATCGGTAATCGCTACTTTAGGGTTGACACGAGATGACTGCAAAGCGGCTGACATTGGAATCACGCCATCTTGGCAGATTACTAACATATCACCAGCGTATTTATAAAGTGAACGTGGACCTACTGGAGCGCCAATATCCCATACACCAACCATTGACCATGAATTAGCATTAGAAGGGTCTGTGCCTTGATATACAATCACTTGACCTTTAGAAGTCATAATTACATAGTGGTCATCTACGCCCTGTCCTGCATCAATAGTCCATGTACCATGAGATACAATGTAACCACCTTTAGTTGCATAAGGCGCAATATCTACAGGACTAGCTGCACCAGCAATAGAATCTACTGGCAAATACCATGTTTTAAGCGTGTTTTTGCCAATAAAAAACTGACGTTGAGCATAGAGTATAGGATTCTCTAAAGTCGTTGCTGTAACGCCTGTAATTGAAGGATTAGACCATGCTGTGCCGTTATAAGTATAAGGTGCATCTACACCATTAGCCATTGAAAGGAAATTGCCACCACTTGTAGCGATGTTGCAATAACCCCAACGTGAATTAGTCAATCCTGTAACGGCTGCTGAACCTACTGCACCGCTAGATGTAACGTCATATACCTTACCACCAGCGATTGCAAATAACTTATCTGTAGCGCCACCAGAATAAGCCATTAAAGTTTCTACTTGGCCTGTAATCCCTGTAGCCCATTTTGAATAGCCACTTCTTAATACACATTCTGTGGTAGCTGGATACCAGTTAGTTAAAGTAACGGCATCCAACGGACCCATTGCTGTTAAACCATCTCGTGCGTTCCAACCACCTGTAGGAGCTGGCAAGCTAACTGGCTGTGATACTGCTCTTTTAGCGACTGCCATAATTAAGCTCCATAGTTAGCGTCTGGAATGTTCTCCCAACCAATCAATACGTTGGCTGTTCTTGGTGCAAGTGACAATGTTGGTGAGCCTTGGTCATTAGATTTAGCAATGTTAAGTTGCATATCGTAATCACGTTGGAATGATGAAGTATCAAAGCCTTTAACTTCAAAGTATTTCTTTTTCAAGCCTATAACCATTAAACGGTCAGGATAAATTGAAGTGTCACTATCATTTGCAAATTGTGGCAATGATGCACCAGCGGCAGTCCTAGCCCAATCAGTTGAAACGTATTCAAAACTTAAATATTCGTTAGTAGATGTCAAAGGCCAGATTTGGAACTCTGAACCCATGATACGCCAGCGAATACGAGGGCCAGTTGAAATATAAGATGACTTTAACCATTGCCATTGTTGTGGTGTTTCTGGGCCTAACATTTCCCAGCGTTTAGACTTGTCGTATTGTGTTCTGTCTGTGATACGGTCAAATCCTGCTGGTAGAGGATATTTGACTTGACCAAATGTATATTGACCATTTCCATCACTAGTTGCAGCGCTGTTAATAGTAACTGTTGTACCTAATGCAGATACGACTGCTGTACTTTGGATAACGCCTAAACCTTGTACTTGGAAGTTTGTAGCGCCTTGAGCGTTGATGAAGTTTACTGTTGCAGGGTCAACGCCTGTAATAACATAGGTTCCCTCAATGATAGCACCATCAGATTGGGTGTATTGTGAATACCAATCGTATTCAATGTTAAGGGCTTCCCAAGGATACTCTCTCGCAAGCTCACTTCCTAAAGAGTTAGCTAAATAGTAAAGTTGTTGCACATCAGCAGCAGTATTTCCTGCTACGGAGTTAGGCAAAGCAAGACCCATTTCTACGGATGCTTGTTGTACCAATTGCAAGAGAGTTAGTGCCATATTATTCCTCTGTAGTTTCTTCCTCTACCTTGGCTTTCGCTTTGGTTTTGGGTTTATTTGCTTGTGAAGCTAACTCGGCAATTTGCGCTTCCATACGAGCAATGATTTCATCTCGTTTAGATAACTCGTCAGCTTGTTGTTGAACAAGAGCTGTGTCTTTTGCGCTTGACAAGAAAGCCTTTGCTTTATCACGCAGAGCGAATGGTGACATACCTGCTGCCATGCCAATCGTATTTAATTGTGCATCAGAAGCGTTTGCAATCTGCTCTACTGTGTAGAATTTAAAGTGTTTAAGTTCAGCGGCAACGGCTGCATTTAATACAGGCCAATCATTAAGAAGTGTGCCTTCAATATCGCCATCTGTTTTTTCGTTTTGGTATCTAGCCCATTCGATTGGGAAGCGTTTTTTATCTTCCTCTGCTGCGAAAGTGTCAATCGTTAAAGTTTGATTACCTGGAACTTCAATCAAGATGAAGTCACGCATTTCCATAATAGGACGGCCTTCAATATTTGATTTAAATTCGTTCTGAATTGCTCGTTGATAAAACTTAATGTTCAGACGTGAGTCTGGGTT